TATCACTACCTCCCCCGTAGTCGGTATGTGGGAAATGAGGTATTCACCCACGACATTACATTCAGGAAGCATAAAGTGGAGGTGAAGTCCAAAATTTGTAGTGGATGCCCTAAGAGTAATTTCAGTGCGTTTTTGAATGGGAAGAAGGATATCGAGTATGACCACGATGTAGTTGTGTTTACACGAGTGCGCCGTGACCTTGTCTTCGCTTATATTGTTGGGTGGCTTCCCACACCTACCTTTTTTGACGAAGCTACTTTTTATAATAAAGGAGATACTGATGCTACGGGTTTCTCCTTTATGTCTTCAGGATATCAAATACCAATTAGTGAACTAAATCACCCCCGTGACCTAAAATCCATTTAGGACTCTCCAAGTGTAGAGAGGGAGGTTAACTCTTTAACTTTATCTTAACGTGGTCAATTTCTTTTCGATCTTCGGGTATCTCAAAATAAGAAGATAGGATGTCCCAATCTGCATTTCGTATAGTCCGAACTTCGCCCAAATGGAAGCTCACCCAGCAATCTCCTATTTTTGAGTCGGACTCAACTCTTTCCAATTTGGTTTCACAGATTTGTTTATACTCTTCGTTCAAATCAAAACCGATATAGCGTCTGCCTAATCGCTTCGCCGCTATTGCCGTTGTGCCAGTTCCCATGAAAGGATCAAGGACAATGTCATCTTCATCGGTCGTCATTAAGATTAGCCGTTCCAACAAAGGAATAGGTAATTGACATGGGTGTTCGTCTCTATACTTGTTGTGTTTTATTCGATGGATGTCAGTCCATACATCAGATATTAAGCAACCAAAGGGATGCATACTTGCTTTTTTCCCGCCATAATCCTTTTTTAAATGGGTAGATTTTCTGTCTCTCTCATGGGGCATTCGCATCTCATAAATCTTCGATTGTTTAATCTCTTTTACATAAAAAAGAATTCCGTAGTGCGCGGGTTGCAAGCTCTTACCCATAGGCGAAGTAGGGGCGTTCCAAGATATCCAATGTTTGAACTCCGCGTATTCGTTTAATGATGCGCTAAAGAACGATAACCATTTTGGTATGTTATGGACTAATATAGAGCCTGTAGGTTTAGTTACCCTGACCATCTCAGATATCCATTCATCGCACCAATCCAGATACTCTTTGAACTCTAAAGAGTCGCTATAATTGGTGTATTTCTTTTTTAAATTAAAGGGCGGATCGGCAAAGGCCATATCCACAGAGTCGTCAGGAATCTCCTTCAATAGCTCCAAACAGTCCCCCGTTATTATTTTATTAGTAAGGGCTAACACTCTCTTCTTCCGGTGTTGTGATATAAATCGGGAAACCAGCCCCCAGCGCTCCTGCTACATTAAACCAAAAGTATTCTGTAGCCTCATCCACCGTCATATCTCGTGAAAGTAGGTTGATGCATTTGTCGATAGAGTAGACTGCACGAACTTGATCTTCTTCGGTCGCTAAACCCACGAAAGCCTCATCAAGGTTATCAGGTATAATAACGGGGTCATCAGTAACACTTGATACAAAGTCGTCAATCTCGTCTCTGGTCATAACGTGGCTACGGTGTCTTTTTTCTTATTTGGGTTACCCTTATCTATATCATACTTGTCGTGGAGATCAATCTCCCAAATCTTACCCCCTCCAAAACCTCTGGATTGCACTGGGCGTAGCTTCTTATTGTTCTTACAGGCATCCTCCATAATCAACATACCACGTCTCACGAACTCTAACTGCCCCGACATTCCCACGTTTCGCCCCCCGTTAAACTCATGTATAGCGACTTGAAACTCTGTCAGAGTCCCCCGCCATATAGGAGATGTGAAATACTCTCTCGCCCTTTTCACAAAGAATTCAACAAGCTCCGCAATACTTGATCTACTGGAGTTGTCGTAGGCCGCACTGGCAATACTTTTGTCTATATAAGAAACGACCCCAAAACGGGAACTGCCTTCGATAACTTTAGGTACTTTCCAGTCTAGTAGCCACCTAGCAAAATGAGGTAGCTCTTCTCTAATAGTTTTTTCTAAAACTTTGTTAGGAGGGAACTTGTCCCTAGCTTTAGTAGATACTCTCAGTGCCATTAGCTTATCTCTGTTGCTGGAATCCATGGCAGGAATAACGCTGAGACTATTCGCATCCATATTAAGGGACATAATAACTCTCCCCGTCCATGGCACACTAACAGCGTCAACATACTTAGCGTGATACGCCATACGCGGGTTCGCTACAGATTTCTTTATGAGTTCAGACGCTTTGCGTTGGTCTTGGAAACTAGCCGCACTTACTGTATCATCTATCACCCACGCCGCCGCGCCCCCAAGGTCTTTGTTAAAGCTGGTTTGTCCTGAAAGATAATCAGAAGCATCCGCAAAACCACCAACCATTTCCGATATGACAATGTTACTTAGGAGTGATTTGCCTCGTGATGTTGGCCCTACGAGTAATAGAGCCTGCCCTTGGAAGGGTTCTCTGTCTAACACAGACATATAGAAACGCTTCATCCACGCAAAGAAGTATTCCACCGTTTGGTGCTTTTCATTAACGAATAATTGGTGTAGCCAAGTGTGGAGGAACGGCCACTTTGCGGGATCACCGTCAGCATCAGGCAGGACGGGCGAGACACTTGCGTTGTTTAGAATCCGGTTACTGTTGTAATGGACTACCCTGTCTTTTGAGAAAACAACTGGGGCGATCTCGTCGATCCTATTTTCGTTGCATATAGACAGCAACGCGCTCTCCACTTCCGATAAGGTCTGGCCTTTCTTGGCCCGTGGAGAGAATCCGGCTTTGCGGAGTTCCATGACCAGTTGCTTTTCGGGAATTTGTTTTGAGGTGCCGTGCATTAATTTAAAGTACATTCGGCCATTAAACCAGTACTGATCTAGTAGGTCGCCAATTTTCTTGGATTCAAAGTCTTCTACAAACTTCTTCCCTAAAATTTCTCTCCAACTAACAAATGATTTTCCGGCTCTGTCGCTATAACAAACCATCCCGTCCTCAGATACTTGGCAACCTTCACGTTCAATCCCATCATCGATCCAAAACAAAGGGCCACGTTCACCTATACCAAAGTCACCATGCCACCTGTTAGGAAACCTTTCCTTAACTTCTTTTGCAACAACATCAATAGGGATAGTAGTATCCGCTACCTGCGGAGGTTTATCCATTGCCGCTTTACGGAGTGCTGTTTGATATACCGCCTTGTCTAAAGGTTTCCCTACTTTGACCCAATCCTCACCTAACTCAAAATACTGCGATGCTTTCAAAGACGAAGTATCAAACCCTGCAAATATACGCTCCAACCCAAGTTGGGATGCCATACGCTTCATGAACGTATCAAATAAATCTGGCCCGATAGGTAGCGTGGCATCAAACTCCCACACGAGACGTAAGTAGCCTGACTGGGTTTTGCTCCTCCATGTAGGCATAGCTCCTTTGCACTGAGTAGCTAACAGTTTATCGATGATGGTGAAGTCAACCGCCGCGTCGTAGTCGGCTACGATCCCGCAGATAGCATTTACGGGGTTATCTGTTGTGATCCGTAAGGAGGGGTTATCTCCTATAGTGGTGCTGTAGAAACAGTGGTCAGTGTTAGGGTCGGCGCACCACTCCCTGAACTTTCCTTTCGTAGAGAATGTAGGCTTCTTCTTGTTGAGCTTAGATAAGTCGGCGCACTTAATTGTCTTCGGGTCGCGCAGGTTCTTCCTGTATCTATATTCCATGGTATTATTTTTCGTATGCGGTTAGTACTTTACCTTCAGCATCCAGAGGGATGTCAGGTATCCAAGAGGGAGGAGTCTTCATTATTTCCAACACTTTAGATAGTGTATGGTCAGCTTTATCTTTGTCGGTCTCGATAACCACTTCGTCGTGGACGTGGAATATGATATCGAGCCCCGCTTCTTCAATACGAAGCATCATATCGGAAAACACGCAACGGGCTAACGCTTGCGAGATGTTTTCAGCCAAGAGCCCTCCCCATAACCTGACGGGAATTTTCTTAGCTCCTTTTGTAATCATCGCGGTGTAGTTCCTCTTATTGTGCTGTAAAGTCGTTTTTATCTCTCCATAGTTTAAAGAGCGGCCCGAAGGTAAATCTAATGAAAATTTAGTCTTAGTTGCGTAAGCCATGTGTAGTTTACGGTGTAGCTCATTCCAGAGCTTTACAACTTTAGACATCCTGTACCTATAAAGCCTAACGGCTGTTACAGCCTCTTCTATTGGGATACCAGATATAAGGGAAAACTTATTTGCACTAGCACCATAACCACAACCTAGCACCATGGTCTTTACTAAGTGCCTTAGTTTGGGGTTCTCGTCCTTTAAAACACCCTTCTCCTCTTTCCACTTACCAAAAAGGATGGCGAACGCCTCATAGATATCGTCGCACTCTCTGATGGCATTTAGAGCCTCGCTATCTTCGGACAGCCAACACAGCGTCCGTACCTCAATCTGCGATAGGTCAGCTACTACAAGCCTCTTGTCGCTAGTAGTCGCAATTAGCTTGCGGAGGTTGGTTCCAAACATTTCTCCGCGAGGTAGGTTTTGCAGATTCAGGTTTCCCCCCGACCCACTGAACCTCCCTGTGTGAGCGCCAAAATACATGATCCCTCCATAATACCTGTTATCTCCTACGGTCGCATAATCGAAAGACTCTAACTTTCTTTTCAGGGCGTTAATACGACGATAATCCCTAACTGCTCCAATCCATTTATACTTCTGCCCATGCTCTTTGATCCATGCGTTGGCATCCTCGTCAGTCATGGCTAGACTTACAGGAGGCTCTAAACCCATCTTACGGCACTCTTCGTTAAATGCTTTTCTAGATAATGGAGTAGCATCTTCTATCCAAGGAATGGCATTCTCTGCCTCGAATAGTTTTTGAACTACCGCTTCCTGTTGGCGTTTGAGTTCATCCGCATCAATCGGGAGTCCTCTGTTTACACAACGGCGGTTCATAGCGCTGATAGCCCTCTCATGCTCAGGCCATTTTTCTTCTAGGTCTTGCCAAAGACGGAGGCAAAGCTCTGAATCTTTAAGGGCGTAGTCCGAAACTTCTTGCCTGAAGTCCTCCTCCATAGACTCCCACCGCTTACCCATCATGTTGTCGCGGGTCTCCTTACTTACTTCCAGATCATACAGTGCAGTAGTAGCCCCTTTCAATGATCGCGGTAGTCCACAATAAGCTACTAAGTCTGCTGAACAATGCCATTCCGCATATTCAACCATCGGCCACCACCCCTCTTCGACGCCGTGTAAATAAAGGAGTTCGTCGAACGATGCGTTGTGCGAGATAATCCGGTTACCTTTGATTAAACCCCAGTCAAACTCCTCTTTAGGACATCCAACAAAGTTAGTCCCTTCATCCCCCACAGCGCTTACCATATAAGCGTCAAAGTCAGGGTGTGAGAAGTACCTTTTAAATCCAAGTTTTCTTATACTACAATCCTTATCGTAGTATGTCTCGAAGTCTAAAGCTATTGTGTTCATAAGAGTCAGGCGTGTTGGAGGGGTGCCTACTCACACCACACACCAAATGGTGTGAGTAGGTCTTTCCCTCTTATGAAACCCACCGTTCAAGGCGGGGAGGCGCGGCCACATTCCACACCACGCCAGATTAGGTTAGTCAGATAACGGAAGCTCCAGTTGTTCTGGAAGGCTATCGAAGTCGTGAATCGCTTTGGTAAACACTTCGGAAAGTGTAACCATTCGATCCCTTTGAACTTCGAGTTGAGTTATCTTCTCGTTGATGTCGCCTAGAAGTTTCTCAACTTCACTAAGCTCATCCCTGATTGTCTTTACTTGAGTATTCGTATCAGGCATGATTTAGCTGGTAATGCGGGTTACAAATGTCCTGACTTCTTCTGGAGCATCTTCTTTTGATACCGTCAAGGATGGGACGTACCAAGAGTGTCTGCCGCGTGTAAGAAGTTCGGCTTTGAAGTTCCAGAGCTTCGCACATAGTGGGAAGTCTGGGTTAAACGCACTGAATGTTGCCAGCCTTTTGAACGTGCAGCGATATGCGTCTTTGGCTACGTTGAGTTTGCCAAGAGCATACGCACCATCACCGATAGGGTATGGGTAAAGCTCCTGCTTATCTTCTCCTGCATCTTCCGGCATAGGGAAGAGGAGAATGACCTCTGCAAACTCAATGGTTCCATACTCACTATCCGCATCAATCTCCGACTTTTGTTCTTCGGTTGACGCGAGGCGAGGCATCTCAGGGCTACCGAAAGGAATATTCTCCCGCCAGCCTTTAATCGCATTAACTGGAATAGCATAGCACTGCTGCTCTGGCTCCAGTAATACGGTTGAGCGATCCATGACCACTGCTCCTGCGTCCCCAGCAATTTCGCTGGAGGACTGTATGATGTTCAAGCGGGAGATTTCAATGTCTCCCGCTGAGATTTGAAGTTTAGGAGGTTCAGCGACCTCCATGACTTCGGCTTTTTTAGTTGCTAACTTACTTGCCATTATGTCTTTTTGTCTTTTTACTTTTTTGCCTTTTGGATTTAAGAGAGCGTGTATCGCGTCTCAGAAGTTTCTACAATAGAGGAGGATTCCAGAGCATCAAGAAAATTATTTGATTTTTTTCTCTTACCCCCTTTTTCAGCGGTCGCCCCTACAGCGTCAGCGACTTTTTTGACTGGGAGGTTTGCTAGATCGAGTAACTCTGACGTATTCAAACCAAAGTCTTCCGCGATTTCCACCAGCTTATTATTATCTGTGCATTTGCGGGAAGCCCCCATAGATCGAAGTCGAAGCGTTGGGAATTCTTCCCCTGCCTTTGCTTTAGCAATAGCCTTTGCCCTAATTCTTGTCGCCCAGTTGGTGACGATCTTGGCTACCACCCACAGATGTTCGAGTGTCTCAAGGTCTTCGGGATCATCGATATCCCCTTTAGGTATTTTGTTATTCGCAACTCTTGCCGCGACTTCGACTGCAAGACCCCCTAACGCGGGGCAACGATCCTCGTAAGCGCAGAAGCGGCAGTCTACTGTTGGGTTTAGCTCGTCTAATTCTGGCTGGCTTTTTTCCCACTTAGGGCGCACTCGCTCACCGTCCTTAATTACTTTTGTTAAAGTTTCAATAAGCTCTGGTAGTTCCTCCCGCTTGAATACTCCTGTAAGCGTCTCGTTACGGACGGGGACATAAAAGACAAAGGTTATTTCTTGAATATCGGGGTATGCCTGAAAGGCACCCACCGTGTAAGCTCTTGCTTGCCAGTTATCTCGCGGAGGGTCAATCTTGGAGATGCCTGTTTTGTAGTCAGCCAGCACTGCTTTTTCACCCACGACAATAAGCCTGTCACAGGTTCCCCACGTTGATGCCCCGTCGAGTTCGACATCAAGTTGGATTTCGTTAAGTTCCTCGTGGTCGGCTCCTTTAACAAAGGCTTCGAGGAAGGCCGTCTCCTCAGCGACAATGGCTTCGTATATCCCCACTTCCTCTTCATCGTGTAGGGCTGCTGGGTCGCGTACTTCGAGTGCTTCATGAATTCGGGTTCCTTTTTCGGCTGCGGCACTTGTTCCCTCACGCCCTTGGTAGCCAGCGCATCCCGCGACATATTTCAAAGAAGATGGTGAGAATTCGGCGTGGCCTCTGCTTGTGTGGTCTGGTGTGTTCATTTTCCATGTAGCCTTTTCAGGTTGTTTAGTTTACTTGTTATTATTTTAATGACTCTTTCTTCAATCGACCCTGCCGCAACCATCACTTTTTGCACAGCGTCAGATTTCGCGCCGTTCCGGTGGATGCGCCCAAGGACTTGCATATAGTCCTTCGCGGAGAAGGCTGGTGATATTAAGCTAACTCTAGGACGTTTTCCATTAATATCGTGTAATGAAAGTCCTGTGCCTCCTGCGGCGGTGTTAATAACAAGGATGGGGATTTTATCCTCTTGAAAGTCATCGATGATTTGTTGCCTCTCTGCGGCGCTTTGACCTCCCTGTATACTTGGGCAGTTTAGGCTTTCACATAAGGCGTCAATAGATTCACGGAAGTTAAGGAAGATCACCACACTGTTGCCTTGAAGCTGGAGGTCATCCGCGATCTCCGCTAAGTCTGGGACTTTGATGGCTTCCGCGAGTTGCCTAGCGCGTAGAATATTTACTAATACCCACGCGCTGTTCTCCACCCCGTCTGATTCACCCGCATCTTCGGCCTCTAGGTAGTGGTCAATGATTTCTGGGGTTATCCCTAGTTGGTTATACGCCTTGGCTATTTTCTTAGCCCCCGCAAAATTGATTGGGTCAACAAACACTCTGTTTGCCCTGAACGAGTCAGGGAAGTCTGCTACCGTTAAGCGGTGTCCTGTAACCCCGTATATCTGGTTTTTTAATAAATCCAAATAGCTCCTATCATCAAGATACCACTTGCCCCAATGATCTTGGTCACACCCGTTTTTCAACATCCATGAGTGCCAACCATATTTTGCAGGAGTGTCTTCAGTGGCTGGGATAGACTTCGTTAGCGAGTGAAGACCTAACATATAACCAATGCTCCTCATCTCTGTTGGGTTTTCACACGCTGTGGCAGACATCCCATGCACCCTGTAGCCTTGTTGTATCAGACTTATAACCAACTGGGCATTCTGGGTGAACGGGCTTTTACATTTGTGAATCTCATCCACAAGAACCAC